GTCCTGATGGTTGACTTGCACTTACTTCTGCTCCACCAGTTGTTCTAAATTTTGTTCCGTCATAGAACTTTAATTTGCTCGTTCCTGAGTCAAACCAAAGTTGTCCGCTGATTGCTCTGGACGGAGCATTCGCACTTGAGAAATTCTCAAGCAAATGAACGAAGTTTTCGTTCTGAATCTCGCCATAACCAGCGTAATTTTTACCAACAAGTTTAAGATCAGTAGTTTGATTGACTGTACCGTCTTCAACTACTGCAATCTGGCTACCGTCGGTTTTGTTAATAATGTATGCCATAGTATATTACCCCTTCATTGTTAGTATTTATCGTTATACCGTCGAACTTACTCCGCTGGTATAAACCCAGGCACCAGCAGTTACAGTACATGTTAATACGTATCTGTTAACTGTTAGTGAAACCGATCCTGTTACGTCACTAAACTGTACATCTTTTAGTACGGTCTCGTTTTCCTGCCCTGTTTCTGTTACCCTCGATACACTCGCACTATCCGCTGTATATGTACCAACTTCACTGCTTGTATCTAAGTTTATCTCTATTTCTGTTGAACTTACAATCCTATTAATAGCGTATGTACCATTAATTGCTGTAACTCCTAATGCACCCGAAATTGTTACATTACGGCCTGCATCATATCCATGAACTGCATCTAATGTTAAGATAGTTAATGTACCTTTAGTAATAGACGCAACTGTTCTTGTTGCTACTGTAACTGTTTTATCAACTGCTACTGTAGTTTCATCTAACCCTGTATTCAACGCACTTGCTGTCAATGTAGCACTTGCTGATGTTTGGTCAGTTGCATGAATTTTTGCTTGTGTTCCGTTTACTTTTGTACTTGATGGAACAATCTCCTCAAGCAGTGTAACAAGTTTAGCACCAAAAGGCGCTCCGCCTCCTGCACCTGGATTGTAACCCATGCCTGTGATATCAAGTGCCATTGCAACGCCTTCGCCGTCAATAGCAGTATCTACATAATTTTTAGTTGCCGCATCTGATCCTGCAACTGGTTCGCCTAATCCTGAAATCTTATTAGTGTTAAGTATTTCAATTACGCCTGTTGCGGCTTCAAGTTGCAAGTTACCTACGTTTGATGAAACTTTCTGTCCATCAACTTCAACGTTGTCAACACCTAATGCTGTAAGTGTACCAAGTGTTTGCATTTGTGGAGCACTTGTAATTGTTCCTAATGTTGTACCTGATATAACTGTGTTGCCGTTAATCTTATAACCTGCTGTTGAATCAAAGAATACGTTTGATGTAAATGCGTTTGTTGCCAGTTTCCAAATAAATTCTTTATCGTCTGGATTTGCTTTAACAATAATACCTGCGTCATTAACATCTGCATCTGGTAATACTGTACTATCACTTGTAATAGCAAGTTCAATATTTTTATCTTTAATTCTTAAGTTATCAACGTCTGTACTAAAAGTGTTACCACTAACTGTTAAGTCGCCATCAATTTTTACACTACCGCCAACGTCAAGTGTTGCTGTAGGTGATGCTTTGAAAATACCTAAGTAACTATTTGCTGTGTCAACTTTAATTGCTGACGTTGCACCACTTGCTTTTCTTACTTGGATATCTAAGTTTCTATCTCTAACTTGGTTTGCAATTATTGTTTGATTTGCAACAATACCAATGTTAATATTATCTTCTGGTCCTACTGTAATACCACCGTTGTTAATTGTGCTGATAGTACCATTTGAAGTTGCGTTAGCATCTGTAGGCATAAACTGTGATGCGTTTTTCTTAACGCCTTGTGCGTTAATAATTGTATCTGCCGAAGTTGCTGTTCCGTGAAACTTAAAGTCATCATCAATTACATTAATACCTTTTTCAACTGCTCCAACAATTCCTGTAATAGGATTTGCTGAATTAGGTGTAAATCTAATATTTGAAAGTATTGCTTCTTTTTGTCCACCAACGTTTAAGTTAACAAGTGTTCTGTTTGACTGCGTTGTATCTAAAACTGTTTCAGTTGTAAAACCTGAAGTTCCTTCTGATGATGAAAAGTCAGGACCAACAAGTACTAAATCTGTTCCATCGTAAAAATATAATTTATTGTTTTGATTGTCAATCCAAAGATCACCTGTAACCATTTGTGGTTGTGTAGGACTTACAATTGGACCACCTGCACTTTTAAATTGTGCGCCATCATATAATTTTAATCTTGCTTCGCCACTGTCATACCATAACTGTCCTGTTAGCGGAGTTGCTGGTGCTTGTGTGTTAGTAAAGTTCTCAAGCATCTTAACGAAGTTTTCGTTAATGCTTTCACCGAATCCTGAATAGTTTCTACCAATTAATGAAATATCAGTTGTTTGTGTGTTTACTTGTCCGTCTACAAGATTTACAAGTAAGTCGCCGTTTGTTTTATTAATCTGATATGCCATTATTTTGCCCCCGCATAAATTAGATAGTTAATTGCCAAGTACGGGTTCATTACATTAAAGTCTTGCCCAACTGCTGTGTTGCTTACCACTCCACCTGAGAATGGAAACTTTTGTCCTGCATCTGTACCTTGCGGTGCGTCTGCCACTGTAGCATCTGCATCTACTGGTGCACCTTGTACATCTCTTGTTGCGTAATATTGTGTTCCACTTGGTCCACGCATATCGTGTTCGTGTTCTGGTAGTTCATCAACTTGAATTTGTTTCTTCTCAACACCTGCTGTTCCACCAATCGTATCAGCGTTTTCATCTGTAACTCTGTTTGCCGGTCCTGCTGTTGTACCCATGTTATCCATACCAAGTGGGAATCTACCACGTAAGTCTGGTAACGCAAATTTACCTAATGCAGGATTAGCCTTGAATGATGTACCAATAACATCATAAAGTTCTGGCCAATCAACAATAAACACTTCACTACCATCACATAACAACCAACCATTTAATAATGCCACTGTTGCGGCATTACCTGCATATGGTGTAATAAGTCCAACTGGGTTAACTGGTAAAGCACTAAACAAGTTACTTCTTGAAAGTTTCTTAATACCTGTTCCACTACCGTTTTCATCGTTAACTCTGTTAACAAGGAATTCGTCATCAAATCTTGATGTTGGTACTGATTCTTTGTTTGTAATAAATGTACTGTTGATACTAATATCAAATTCTTTAACAAGTGTAGTTTCGCCTGGCGCACTATATTGTCCGTCAAAAATAACTGGTGGTGCTGTAACATCACCTGAAATTTGGAATGTTGTTCTTGAAGCAAGTTTATCTGAACTTCCTGAACGTCCTGTAACTGTACCAGTTACGTTACCTACCAAGTTTGCTTTTACAGTGTTTGCATTAATTTCTGCAAACTTTAATGTTGAACTACCAATGTTAACTGTGTTTGAAGTGTCTGGTAATACTGTATCACCTAATGTAGTTGTACCACCTACTTCTAAACTGTTTCCTATTCTCGCACTCTTTGCAATACCAATACCACCTGTTGTAGTAATTGCACCTGTTCCAGTGTTAACTGCTTCTGCAATACCATTAATAACAAGATTGTTTGATACAATAGCATTACCTGTTACGTCTAATGCTTCTGCTGGCGATAAGTTGTTAATACCAACTTTTTGTGTTGAGTCAATTCTTAATACAGGTTGTAAGTTTCCTGCATTGTTAACTCTTAAATCAATGTTTGCACCTGATGTGTTATTTGAAATAATAGCATTCTGTCCTTCAATACCTATTTGAACAACAGCATCACTACCAATGCTAACACCTGTGTTATTTTTAATTTGTAAACTTGCATTTGAAATACTTGCAACATCACCTCTTAAAAAGTTTGATGCCGCTACTGTAGTTGAACCTACAATTAAGTTTTCTGCTTTCTCTGATACACCGTAATATTTTCCTACGCCTGCACCTGTAATATCTGCTGAACTTAAATTAAATCCTGGATTTACTGTTGAAAAGCCTGCAATGGTTGCCTTTGGAGTAAATGCACTTGTGGCATAAATTGCAACAACCTTACCGCCAATCTCAACTTTCAATGCTGTGTAATTAATATTGTCAGTACCTGTGATAGTTGCTGGTCTTACACCTGCCGCTAATCCATCACTAAATTCTGGACCTACTAAGATCCAACCTGAACCTGTAAACAAATATAACTGTTGGTTATCTGTATCTGTCCATAAGTCACCTGCAACTGAATTTGCTACGTCTGGTGCTGAGTCGCCACGTTTTAATCCGCCGGCTTCAATCCAGTTAGTACCATCATAAATTTTAAGAATGTTAATACCTATGGAAGTATCATACCATAGTTGACCTTCAACTGGTCTTGCTGGTGCTGAACTATTACTAAAGTTTTCTAATAGTTGTAAAAAGTTTTGACCAATTAACGCACCGTAATCTGTTGTAAACCTACCTGGAATCTGTAATGAAGTAGATGTATCAGTAGTGTTATCCTCGATAGCAATACTACCCTTATTAGTAATGTCGGTATAGTTAATAGTATATGCCATCTATTATCCCTCGTTGTAACCAGTTAAACTTTGTACTCTAACAGTATAATCAATTTGAATTAATCTATTCAATGATTTTTGTACAGGGTGGAATACAACGTGTGTTAATAATCTACCTTGTCCTGTTGGACTGTAACTTAATAATCCTAATTCGTCAAACACATACTGGTTTTCAGTATCTGTTGCTGTGTCATTTGCTTCTTGTCCACTTGGCTCACCGTAGTCTAACAAACACTGTACAATAATGTCTGTGTAGTTAGTACCAGTAACGTGCCTTGTTTCAATTTTGTTTCTGTTTGGATCAACGTTGTTTACGCTTTGATCATCAACAATCTTCTTATATGTTTGGTTGTATAAACTTGCGTTTGTACCTGTGCTATTTGGAGTTAGGTATGTAATAATGCCTGTAGGATCAACACTTGTACCACCATTTCCAAACGCCATTTCGTACACAAATCCCTGTCCTGCGTTTGCAAGGGATTCTGCCAAAGCAATACTCATATTCTCATAGTGAATTGCATTGCGTTTATCAATGAAAATTTCGTCCGTTTCGGGGTTAAAGATCTTAATGTGACCTTGCACTAACACTCCGTTTTTGTCTAATATGTTATCTGTCATTTATGTTTCCTACATTTGTATTTATTTAGGTAAGTCAACCTCTTCAGCTCTTAAGAACTGTGCTATTGCATTTTTTGTCTTTCCTAATGTTTTTCCTTTATCATTCCAAGTTTTTCCAACTTTTCTGATTACTGTTACCCTAACACCGTCCGCTGGTGCTGTATTTAATGTTAATGTGTTACCAGAAACACTAAATTCTGCTTGTGCTGTAATATCACCTTCTGGACTATCTTGACCAACTGTTGGGTCAAACATAGCAATACTACGTTTTCTCAGACGTTTTCCGCCTGCAAATACTTCAAACTCATCAACACCCTTGCTTGGTGTCCAATCTAACAAGTAATCTGTTGTACTTCCATCACCAATATATGTGTTTACCAGTGTCTGATCCTGGTATGGAACAGTTTGTTGGAAGCCTTGATCGAAGATCTCAGCACCTGTTTCGTGTAAATCTTTAACACCAGTACCAAAAGTACCTCTACGTAACTGTGTTAAACTGTTTCCGTCCTTAACCATATACTCAATACGTTCACCGTTAAGGAAAATAACACCTGGAGTATTGGTAGTTTTATCTGGAATAAACATACTATCTGGGTTATCTACTTTAATTTCTTTATCAAACGGCTTAAGATCTTGTATTAGTCTATATTTATTGTTATCTCCAAGACGTTTATATACTGTTCTATTGAGCATATCTTTGAATACTCTCCAACCAAACTTGCTAACTGTTGGTCCTGTTTCAGCAAACTGTATAATCTCAACAACATCATTTGCATTTAATGGGTTAGCCATTCTTACAAATAACTGATCATCTGTAACTTTGTAATCAACACTTGGTGTTTGTAACTTGCCGTTTACAACAATCCATACATATTCAGCATCAACTGTTTGTCTTTCAAGTCTAATTAATCCTGCAAGTAAGTGATTGTACTCAATGTCTGCCGCACTTTCAAAGTCAATAGTAGTTCTTGTAACAATATCAAAGTTCTTACGATCAATCTGTTGTACGTCATGTTTACTAAAGTGTGTAACTTTAATCTTAGTATCTATTGCTGGAACAGTATCTAATGTTATAACGTTACCGCTAACAGTATATTCACCATCTGTTGTTACAAATATATCAAGTTTAGCACCTGGGATTGCAACGTTCTCAAATATTTCAATACTTGAGTTTGCTGGACGGAAAATAAAGTCCGAAGTATATGTTAATTGATTACCATTTAGTAATACAATAATATCATCAGCACCTAATGTACCTCCTGGTTGTTGCCAGTTACGTAATTGATATTCTACTCTGTTGTCAATTATAAATGATTCATTGTAACCTGCGTTTAGAATGTTGTCGCCAACTCTAACAATTATGTTATGACTTGCAGGCAAACTACTGAATGGTGTTACACTTAATTCGTATGATGCACTACTTCCGTCTGCAACCAAGTTGTCTGTTTTAATTTCACTAAATGTTTGAGCCTCACTTGCATATATTCCAAAGTTAATTACTGCTCCAGCCGCCGGTGCCGCACCAAATGTAATTACTGCTTTGTTGGCAGTATCGTATGAACTGTCTGTAGTTTCTAATACGTAAGAAGGTTTCTCTCCGTTAACAGTTACAATACTATTAATGTCTTCTCTCCAGTCAACATTTGTAACAAACTGTATTGTTGATCCGTCACCTGTAAATGTATCTAAGTCAAGAATCTTATCACCGTTACCACTCATTGTAATAATGTTTACTCTTGCGTTCAATGCCGGTGCAGTCATTGTAATAGTTTTGTTTTTGTAATCAACTGTGTATGCAGATTGTAATTGAATGATATTATTAATCTTAACAATTAATGCATCTTTGCTTTGCGGTTGACCGTTGTACTTGAATACTGTTTTTCCACCATCACCAATGTATGATGTGCTTTCTATAATACTTGCACCACTTCCTACTCTATCATAAATTTTCATATCAAGAGTATCAAGTACTTGTCCTGGAACTTGTTCTTCCGGACCTTTACTTGTTAATTGTGTTACAAATCCGTCACCGTCAATATTAATATCTTCTGGATTAATACCTGTTGCACTTGAGTATGCCAAGTCGCCGCCTGTAACTAATGTGTCATATGCTCTTGGATCAGGAACAAAAGAACCGTCACTTGTATTTTTTCTAAATATTAAGACATCGCCATTGCTTGGACTATTAGCACCATTAATATCTAATCCATCATTATCAAGGAATATAGTTGTTGTTGTACCGTCACCAGTAAGTGTAGTACATCTTGCATTTGGATTAGTTGGACTACCTGGGAAGTTTGGATCATCAATTCTTGTGCCATTCAAGTAAACATTATATTCAACACCATTTTCTAATGGCTTAGAAAGTGTTACACTAATTGTACTTCCGTCTAAACGTATTACTTCATCTTCGTATGTATTATCATATGAATCATATGCACCTGTAAACCAACCTTCTGCACTCCAACCTGAACCACCGCCAAAGTCAAAACTCTTAACTTGAACTCCACCGTAGTCAATACCGTCTAATAATTGTCCAAGGTCATTTGCTAACATTCCTGTAGTTGGATTGTAGAATAAGTTAATTCTATCCTGTGCAGTTAACATTGAAATATCTTTTCTATACGAAACTGATATTGCACTGTTATTTGCAGGAGGATTTGTAAATGTAACTTGTCCTATTTTACGTCCATGTGTTCTACCTACACTGTCGTCAATGTTTGAAACTGTGTATCCGCTTTGTAATACTTCTGATCCAGCAACTGTAATTGTTACTTGGTCGCTCTTAATATCCATTGGCCATTTTAACTTAAAGTTATATTTGCCACCTGTACCTACAAACGTTTCTGTTTCAGCAAGTGTTGTGATAAAGAACGTTCCTGTTACTCTATCAAACTTAACATTCATGTGTGTAGTTCTTAAATTTGTATTACCTATGATTGCACTTGCTCTACCAGTCTTGCCGCCATCTGCTACTGCGCCGTTAAGCACTACTGTTGGTGCAGACACATAACCTGTTCCTGGATTGTCTATTTTAATCTCTGTAATTTTTCCACCGCCAACATACGCTGTTGCCTTGGCTCCTGTTCCGCCACCGCCTACAAATTCTACTCCTGGTGCATTTTCATAACCACTACCTGCATCAAAAACATCAACCTGTTTAATTTGGAAACTTGCATTGTCTACCCAATGTTTGCTTGGATAACTTGTAATGTTAGATGATGTTACTATTTCATCATTAACAACTCTAACTGTTTGTGGTACAATTCTTCCTGCTGTGTCGCTGTAGAATGGTGGTAAGTCAAAGTCAGTAACCATGTTTTCTGATTTCTCATCACCTTCGTATGTACTTAGGTATTCTCTAATTTTAGATTTGTATGGTTTGACTTCTTTTACATACTCCTCATAACTTTCTAAGAAGTCATTATTAAATGTAATGTCTTTTCTTAGTTTACCAAGATTATGTTTTGCTTTGATGAATGAAGTTTTAAACATCCAGTCTACAAATTTTTGTTCTGATAAAATATAACGCATTTGTGCAAAGAATAATTTGTTATATTCAATAGCAAGTTCGTCAACAAATATTTTATCTCTTAATGCTGTTAAGATAATACGCATTTCATCAATTGGTTGTATATCAAATGCACTGTCATCATAACCATATGAGTCATAACCAATTAAGTCTTCACTGTAATCATACAATGATTTTGATAATTGTATTGTTGCATTTTGTCTACCAATAGTTCTGTAATTTATTGTATAGTCTACATCTGCTTGATCGTCAATTTTTTGTAATAATAACCAACCGCCTGATCCTACATTGTTAATTTTAACAATACTGTTGAATGAATCCTCTAATGATTCTAACTCATACGTTTCATTAATTACAAAGTCTGCTTTTGTTAGTTCATTGTAACCTGTTGCATACCAATCAACATATGACCAATAAGGTTTTACGTCATATCTTTGACTCTTAATTCTATTCCAAGTTTGTTCGCCACCTACATATTCGTATAATGACCACTTGTTGGCGTAACTTGCATCTATTGTTGTAAGAACTGTAAACGGTCTAACTCTGATTGTATCTGTTTGTGCATAGTTACTACCACTCTTAACAACTGTTGCTGTTTGTATCTGTCCTACATTGTTCATTGTAAGTTCAATAACAGCACCTTCACCTGTGTTTGTTGTGATTTGTGTTGTTGGTACTGTTTTATAACCGTAACCCTGTTCAATAACATCTGCTCTTAGGATTTTACCGTCTTGAATAGTTAAATTAATAGTTGCTTGTTTTAATCTACCTACTGGTACAAAACTTAATTCGCTATCACTATCAATCTCTGTGTCAAATCTTCTTGATGCTAAAGTTGGAATAGCATCATTGCTTTGGAAATCACTTAGATCAAAGTCATCAATTAAGATATTTTCCTTAAGAACACTGTTTGTTCTTTCAACAAGTTGTTTTAATGCTTCAATTCTGTTTACAAAGATAGATTGTCTTGGATCATTTAAAATACCATACCTATCTCTTTCAGTTAATTGTCTATCTGGAACAGGTCTACCTTGGTTATCAAAGCCAATTAAACTGTCAAACCATTTTAATTCTAAATCTGTTTTAGGAAGACTTGTTGCTAACCCGTCTGTAATAATTTTGTATTGATTATGTACATTTTTATCAGTTTCATTAATATTCCAATACGCAAACTTAAGAACTGTATCATCTCCTGTGATAGAACTTTGTAAGTTATGTAAAGTCCACTCATTCTTATCAAGCATAGTTGCAAATTTTAGTCCTGCACCTGATGGATCTCTAATTAATTCTTGTACGTCTGCGGCACTTAAAGTTCTGCCTGGTGCATCTGGAGTAGTTTTCTTATTTCTTACCCAGTAGTAGTAGAAAGTTGTAAACTTCTGTGCTTCTTCATCATATACACGTCTTGTACTGTATGCATTGTCACCGTATTTAGATTTACCACTAATACCTTGTGCCAAAGCAGTTTCTGTATCTGCTTCTTCGTCCCACTCACTTGGAAGTAATGTGCTTTCAACCCATTCATAAACTTCAACTTCTGTTCCTGGGAACACTTCGTTCATTGTGTTACTTGTAGTAAAGATGTTTCCTGTATTGCTGTATGGATTTAAAAATCTTACAGCGTCAATATCCCACCATAACTTACCAACATTGTCAGTTGTGTTAAACATTGTTTCATCTTTTACAACTGTTGTATCAGTTGCTATATTATATGTACACGGATCATAAGTTGTTTTGAATGATAGTTCAGTTTCAGCCGTTCCTGCAATTTTTCCTTGTGCAGGATCAATGTAGTCAATATATTCTGTAACTTGATTTGTATTTTTATTGTATAAACTAATACCTTTGAATCTACTTAGGTCAACTAATGGTCTTGCAGATCTAATTTTTTCCCATAATTTAGTATTAGGAGTTGATCTATAATCTAATAAAGTTCCTCTACTGTTGTTATCATCTCTCTTGTAAGAAGGTATACCAACATAAATGTGGTTACCATTAATAAACATTGTCTTACCAAAGTATAATGCTTTGCTATCTGCAAATTCTAACTTGTCTGCATACACATATCTGTTACCTAACAGTTCGTAAACAAAAACTTCACCAGTATCAATTAATGATGTATTGAATAATGTAGTTCCATTATCAAATGCTGTTATGCCTCCATCAAATTCTGTAATACTTGTAAGGTCACCACCTGCTGAATGTACTGCAAGTCTATCAGTTCCGTACTTAACAACAGTACCAAACTTCTCATTTGCAATTCCTTTAGGTCCAGTTAGGTGTTGTACCATTTCGAATGTGCCGTTAATGCTTTCGTAAATGAATACTGTACCTTGATTTACATATTGATTGCTATATTTAGGAGCACCTACTGCAACAAATCTACCATCATTGGAAACTGTTACAGAACTTCCAAAGCCAATGTCTGCCGCATAAGCATCAATTACTTGACTAAACAGGAAGTGTCCTAATACTTTTCTGTAAATTGCTAACTTCGGTGTATTAATGGAACTATCTATAGCATCACCATACTTAACAATAGTTGCTAATACTTCTCCATCACTGCTAATTCCGTATTCTGTACCAAACTCATATAAGTTGTTGTTTTGAATTGCACTATCATCACCAATAATAAATCCTGTATCGTTTGGCAAGTAACCATTTAGATCAAGACCTTCTGTAACTACTGTCCAATTTGATTCGTTCCATGCACTTGCAATAATATTTGTTTGTGCTTGATAAATTAATCCAAGGTATTTTACATATTCGCCTTGTCTGTATGTTACAGTTTCACTAAAGTCGCCTTTGTAATCTACATCTTGTCCTAAAATCCAACCGTTAATTCTGTCATATTTTATAACATTGATTCTGCCTGGTTGATTAAACGTTCCGTTACCTTTGCTTAACAAGTATGCAGTATAAGTTCCGTCATTGTGTGTAACCATTTCAACTTTTGCACCTAAGTGTCTACTGCTTTGTGCATCAGGCATAATATAAATGTTATGCAAGTTGTAGAAGTTACTTGTATTTCTTTCGAAAATTGCGTATGCACCTTGTCTTGTAAATGCACTTGCAACACCGGCATTGTTTGCAGTAATATTGTAAACTCTTTGCCAATCATTATTAGTATTACTTGGTGGATTTGCATCTCTTGCGATACCTGACTGTTCTACACTGTCATAAATCCAGTATTCAAATCCTTGTAATGTTCTTGTTGAACCTACTGTTAAGTTTGTTCCTCTATCTACAACAATAATCGGGCCTGCTGTATCTGATTCTAAATGTCTTGTGTTAATTGTACCAACAAGTCTTACAACGCCTGCGCCTTGTGAACCACCGTTAATACTTAAACTTGAAATGTCGCTGTTCTGTGAACCAAACTTCCAAGTACCATTAACATTTTTAACCCATAGTCTTAAAGTATTAAACAGTTTTTCTACTCCTGCAACTTCTGCCGTTGCAAGTGTGTCGTTATCTTGTACTGTATCTCCAACAACAGGAATAAAAGGTTGACCATAATTAGGATTGTAGTCTGGATCACTTGGTGTTGGTGAACCTCTATCATCAAATGCTGTAAGATTTACTTCAATCCAACCGTTCCAAATATCATTAATAGTATGTTCTGTTCTGTTTAGATAGTCGTGTGTTAGTTCAGGACTTATTACACCTGGATCTTGAATTAAATTATCAGCAGTTGCATATTCACTAAAGTAAAAATTAAATGTATTTCCTACTACAAGATTACTTGTTAAAGTTGCTGGTGCTCTAAATACCCATTTGTCTGAAAGTACGTTACCACTATCACCTAAGAATGATAAAGTTTCAATGTAACTTGTTATTGTAGGATTCTGGTCTGTTAAATTATCCTGGATTCTTAGTGCATTTTCATAATATTTTATACTACGTGATACGCCTGTTTTAATAATGTCTTGAATAACAAGATATGGTTTAGTTTCAATAGTAACTGTTGAAGTGAAACTTGCATTTGGTCCAGCAATTTGCCACCAACCACCTAAGTAATTCTCATCTTGTTGTACTGCTCTTTCAAATACACCAATCTCAATGTCACCAACAAATAATGTACCTGTTGTTTCAAACAATCCATTAGCATCTTTAACATAAATTAAACTTCTGTTATCACCTGTAGTATGTACATAAGTAACTTCTGCCACTGCTGTTGCACTACTAATTGTTTCTCCTACACTTGGAATTGCTTTTGTGTTATCAATTAAAAGTATATCATCAATTTTTTGTACAATAGCATGTTCACCGTCGAAGTATGCCTTAGTCATTAACGGGTCATTATTGAAAGGTGCTATACCACTTGGATATCTTGTGTTAATGTCATTCCATAATAACTGTAACTTGTCGCCTACTTCTGTTCCGGAGTACTGTGTTTTAGGTGCTCTGATCAATACATGGTTTGTAAGTTCTTCAGGGAAACTAAAATTACCTCTTAATATAAATTGTAAGTTACTATATGCATTATTTTCTCTTGTACTAACAAGTGCCTGTACATGAGAGTCAAATGTTTGATATTCTAAATCTGGATCTTGTGGCTCAACTGTAGTTTTTGCTTTCCAGTATTGATTAGTGTATTTTACAATATCTTCTTGTGTGTAAGTTGAAGCACTATTAAAGTCTCCTTTATAAAAAGACTTAACATTCGAAGCATACGGTATACCAACAATTAACCATTTGCCATCTGTTGATATATTTGTGCTTTGACCAAAACTATTTTCGCCACTACTCATATACCCATCTGGCATATCAAGTATTTGTGATTGTACAGCCTTAAGGTTTTCTGATGCTCTAAAGTAAATGTCTACTCTACCGTTTTCAGTTTCACCTGGTACACCAACTGGAATAATGCTGTTAGTTGCATTTGCACTAATACTTGTTCCAAAGTTATTAGTATCAGTTCCTAATATACCTTCAATGCTGTTACTAAAGGTTTGCTGTTTTAAATCATATTTGTTTCTGTTTTCTACAACTGCCCATCTATTGTTTTCATCATGATCAACCCATACTCTTTCGTTGTTGCTAACATTGTCTCTTGTAATTTTTGTATTAACACCATTAAGGTCGTCAACCCTTACACTAATTAATTGTGTAATGAATGCTGAAATCTCTGGTAAGTCTTTTTGTTCTCCAGACGTTGTAGCATAGATTGTATTAAGACTTGTTCTTTGTACTTTATAAAACCTGTCAGTATCACCTGTACCAAGTATACTAATAATATCATCTTTAACAAACGCAGGTGCTTTACCTGTTGTAATTTCTATCATGCCCGAACTATCCGAGTTTACAATAGCACTTACTTTGAATGGTGTTTCTGTTTGACGTAAAACGTCCCATGTTTGCGACTTTTTAGCGACCCAAATATATTTTCCTACATCAATTGTATTAGGATCAAGTGCAAGTATATCATCATAATTTGTAACTTTGAAATCAATGTCTGCTTCTGCAACATATCCTGCTGTCTTAATATATGACTCATCTTCCGGAATATATTTTGTTGGGAAAGGAGCATGATTATAATCTGCTGGTTTGCTGTAAGCATCTGATGGTACATACCTGTAAACAAGATCTGTTGCTAACGGATCAATGTTTTGTACCAATTGGAATGGTTGCGGACTTAATCTAAATTTACCTTCGTCAAGTTTATACTCAATTTCTTCAAAGCCTCCATTGGCTCCATACTGTCCAACCTTAAATGCCCATTCCTCAAAAAACTCTAAACTTGAATTTTCTGTATTAGATAATGCATCAAATAATTTCTTTAATGAATTAGTTGTACCTTTATCTTGAATATATCCTTGATAAAATTTATACTGTGAAACATCATCATTAATAATATTTTCAATATACTTACGTTTCTGATAACCTGTTAAGTGTTGTGCCATACGTTGCTGTTCACTGTCAAAGTTATCTGTGTCTAAATCATAAAAGTCTGCAAACTGATTTGCTTTGTAATCTAAGTTTGGTACAAGTTCTGATTTAGGTTTTGCAGGTAGTTTATACCAATCGTCTTCAAAGAAGTTTGTGCTACCTTGAATTTTATATTTTGCACTATAATAAAAAGTTTTATATTGTACAACATCAGCAATATCATAATCTTTATTTTCTTGCCAATCTTTTACTGTAACACCATCGTAAGTAAATCCTGGAATATGTAAACCACCGTTCCAGTCTGTAGTTCTGTAACCTAATATCTTAATTCTTGCTTGTCTATATCCTGGTGCCGGATTGTAAATTGTATCATTGAATACTGTTTTGTTATCAAGTAAACAAACATGCTCTTTTTGTACAAGCGGTAATTTTAAAAAGTATATTCCGTCAGCAGTATTTTTAAGTTGTAAGCCAAAACTGTTTTGACTACTACGCAACGTATTTGTAAATTCTTCTTTAAGTTTTTGACCGTCTGCTTTTAATAATGTGTAATCATAAAAGTTATCAAAGATATTGTCAACTACTGCATATTCTCTTCTAAAGTTTAAATTAATAGCACTTGGAGAAAGTGTTAATAATGCACCTTCACTCCAGTTTTGTGTAGTCCAGAATAAAAACTCTCTTGCACTTAATTCCCAGTTCTCAATAGTTTCAAGTTCTCTGTTAAATGCACTAAAGTCAAATCCTTGTTTAATTAAGTATTGCTCATAGCCTAACAAAAAGTCAATAACTTCTTGTGTAGTTCTTAACATTGTACCGTAGTTTAGTTTAGAAGTAGTTGATTCAAACTCTCTTCTAAGGATACCTTCTCTACCACCTTCAATTGGTAACTCTGCAAGTTTAATAAAGTTGTCATCTGTGATAGTTGCAAATATTCCTGTAGTCTTTACACGATAAAAACTTGTGCCAGTACGTATAATTTGTCCTTCAACATAACGTTCACCTGGTGTCCACTCTAAGAAGTTTTCACTAACACCACCTACATTAACAACTGGATCAGCGGCACGTTCAATATGTTGGAAATAATCAAAGTAAGGTTTGCTTTTGTCATAACCTTTAACAACAAATCCTGCTGGACGTTTTTCAACAATTACACCACTGTAAGAAACTGTGTCAATTGGTGAACTTGTGTTTAAGAATATTTTATAGTTTTCATCTGGAATAAAAACATTACCCTTGTTATTAGGTGTTCTTGAATCAAGTAATAATCTAAACTTATCTTTTGTAGTAAATCCGCCAACCTTAAATCCAAGTTGTACTTCAAGACCTTTAACACTTTCACTATATGCTTTGTTTAGTTTTGTTACGTCTGCATTAATATAATTGAAAATATAGTTAACAAGACCTGCTGTAGTTATACGTGTAGTGTCTTCTACTGTATTAGGGAATACAATATTCTTTGGTTCTAAACGTTTGTTGTTTTCTGAATAAACAATTCCACCTGCTGGATTACGTATAATTCTTGCTCTATCAAATCCTACACCCATTACCTTAGCAGGTTGATGAATTAAATATGCAAGTAATAATGCAAAAGGCCATTCCGAACTTCTACGCCATGCTGTTTCAACTGGTGACTCATCACCAAACACAAATGAGTTATCTGTTTCAGGTACAATAAGTCCTTGTGCATATCCGCTGTCATATGGACTTATTAAATTACCCTGTGTGTTAACAGGAATGTATTTTGTTAAATCTTTTCTTTTATAATTTGTTTTATATCTAATAGGTTTGTTAGGCTCACGCACTAAACCTTTTTCAAGGTCTCCCCAAAGAATTAAATTTTCTGCTGTGTATGGTGCTGGACCATAAACTGTTTCCCACCGAGTTGGTTGATCAATGTAACCTAAAACCTTCCATGGCGTTGTATGCGGAGTATCTGTGCCTAAATATCTATTATAAATTCCTCTCCAGAAACCTGGTAAAGGTAATCCATCTGGATCAGCAAGTTTAGAATAGTTCCAAGTAAATGGATCTGCTCTGTCATAGAATGAAATATCTGTGTAATCAGGATCACCTGCAATGCTTAACCATTCAACAAAATCAGTAATAGTAACGTTCTCTGAATCTTCTCTTGTAAATCCTGTATCTCTTGAAGGGTGTCCAAGGAAAGCATCAATATCAAATATTGTAGAATCGTAACTTACTTTAACATTATTGTAGATTCTTTTTTCAATCTCTAAAATAATATCATCTCGATAATCATTGTATGCTTTAACAACACTGCCGTCATGTCCTTTGATAAGCACACGTGGTTCTTGATATGTATTGTCAGTAAATTTTATTGGCTTGTGTAAAGGATACAAACCTAACTTTGTTGGAGTAGGTGGAATGTACGAAGCATCAGTTGATTCGTATTCGTAAATTGTAACTGTATCATCTACAGCAAGAACGTAATCGTTAGCAATCTGTACAAAGCCTTCGCTTGTAAATGTATAATCTTGTCCGTGTAATAATTGTATACCGTTGTGATATACATAAACTGCATTAGCACTAATAGTTGATAATGAAAACGGAGTTGTTAAACTGTAAAACTTATTGCCAACATCTGTAACAGTAAATTCACGCTTGTTATTAGCACCTGAACCAATCATGTCTGTCCAGTAAAATGCTGTTTGTTTTGATTTTTCAGACTGCCATTTTTCAATTACTTTATCTGCTAAGAATGGTGCTGTACCGTCAACACCTAAATTATCTGCAATGTCAACAACTGCTCTTTTAAATTTTGCATATTCTTTTCTTGCAAATCTTAATGCTTTTACAATGTTGTATTCTTTATTTGTAATGTGATATGATGCTAAAGGTATTGCACCAGAATGTTGTACAAACTTTGTACCAAGTTTTGCAAGTCCACCTAAGTTACGTAAATTACTTGGTCCTGGAAAACTTCCTGTAAATCCTGTAGCATTGGAAATAATTGATTGCACATGATCTGTTACTTCACCATATGTAAAGTCTGCAATGTTTTCATTCAATGGATTGTTTTGTAAGTTAATTGGAAACTCGTATTTTCCATTTGCATTTTTATCTGCTTCACTTGTACAATGTAAAATTAAAATGTCGTCATTTTTTAAATCTGTTGTAAATCTTACGTATGCAATACCATTAATTCTATTCAATGTCCATGCTGTTTGTCTTGTGTTGTTTACAAAAACTTTTACGTCTAATTGATTTAAGTCACCGCTTCTGTCATACACATCAACTGCAAAGTCGTTCTTTTGTCCAGATACAATATACTGTCTAATAACTTTTTGTTTACTGTCAGTATCTACTTTCTCCCAACCACTTACATTTGTATAAGTGTTAAGTCCTGTATACTTTCTTAAAGTTGATGAATCAGTTTTTACTGTGTAGTCTGTTTGGTTAAGTTGGTAATTAAATGAATCAGTTAACAAGTCAAAGTTAAAAACAATGTCTCCACTGTTTTCAATGTTTCTATAACTTAAAGGAAAACCTAATACTGTATCATTAGCGCCAGTACCTTGTTTGTAACTAAACAAATCAGTACCCGTAAATGTATTTGATGTATAAGTGTCAAACCCTACATCAGTAATATCATAAAGATTAAATTTAGGTTTTTGATTTGCTTTTGTTTTATCTTGTGCTTTGATCCACTTGGATCCATTGTACCAGTAAATCTTACCCGAGTTTACTGTACCACCTGTAACTAATACTGTTTGATCTGTTAATGGCTCTGTATCTGTTTCTTCTTGTAATGCAACTTGTCTTACACCGTTGTGTGTAATAAATTTTACTTTGTAAATTCTACCATTGACTCTTATGTCTGGATCTGCTGTAAACAATACACGCAGTCCTTCAGTAAGTTCAACACCATCAACATTATAACCTGTGCTACCTTCAATGGTACTAAAAACATCAATAGTAAAATCATCAATTAGATCAACATTTGCTTTTTTCTCACTACCAAAGTTATATAAACGTAACCCTGGATTAAATTCAATAATAGGTCTTGAAGCACGTTGTAATTGATCTATTTCAACCTCTGTGCCATTTGCCAACGCTGTTCTTTCAATAGTGTCTTTGTGGAACCAACGATTGTGTCTACTCCATTGGTTACCGTCAATACTTGCTCTATTGATTGTAATATAGTCTTGTTCTTTAGGATAATTTAGTGCTTGTCCAAATGGTAACTTATCAAAGTTTTCTGTATCAAATGGTACAAATATATTTGAACTGTATGCTCCTGTGATCTCAAGATCGGATTTGTTGATTAATTGTATTGATTCGCCAACACCTTCAACATACCAATATCCTTCTGAATATTTTGCTGGTGTAACATCACCTAAGAATTCTACTAACATACCATTGGATAAGTCAGTGTCAGTTCTTGTTGTGTAAGTTACTTTTTGTAGAATTTCTTTTTCTACATCAATTTCTGTATTTTCTAATATATTATAAAGTGTAACTAAACCTGATGTGTTTACGTCATTTTGACTGATATAAAATAATGTATCTGGTGCATCAAGTGGCACTGTAAATTTAAGTGTGCCTTTTTCTACATACACTGTTGCTGATTCAACACCGTCGGTATATATTGTAGAGATATTATCTCCGTCCTTGAATCCTGTAATACCGCCTTCAACAGGTTCTACTATGTAGTCACCTGTGTCATAGCCATCGGTGTCATATAATTCTGCTTCAAACTTACCAGATGCCAACACACCTTCAACTGTCTCAGTTATAATCGCCTGTCCTGGAGTAAATGCTCTATTGGTTGCAAAAGCAATAGGGTGTCCAGGAGTATCAATCTCGAATATGTAAGTTTGACCTTTGTAAAGTTTTAATGTAGGGTTTTGTGTTAAACCTGTTGGGGTAAATTTATACGCTACGTTGTCATCATTTTCCTCCAAGGATACTTTAAATGTAGAAACTATTTCTTTGTTTTGACCAAAGATAGGTAATACTTGTGGTCCTGCTGGTAGCCAATAGTATTCTCTAAAGTTTACAAATTTGTCCCAATCAATATGTGGTTGCCACGCATAATATTCTTGTGCGTTTATTTTACTATGATCAGGAGTTTTATTACCAAACGCCCTTAGTTGGTTAATGTAATCATTATAGTCTTTGTAGAAGTCAACATTGTCTGCGTCGTCTTTTAAAACAACTGCTGGTTCTACTTGGTAGTCTTCTCTTTGTTTTGTAACATCTGCAACATAGTTGTCATCTGCTGTTAACGCCTTTGCATCTCTACGACCATAATATGAATTAAGTTTTTCAACTTCTCCTGGATTTGTTAACTGATCCAGAGTACTTGTTAAAAACTTTTTATTTGCAGGTGTTCTGAAATATTTAGGTAAGTGACTTAGACTTGTTCTATTTTCGTCTTCACCTGGTCCAATTGGAAGATCATTCTGGTCGTTATCATACGCCATTAGTAACCTCCGCTATTGCCTGAACCTGAGTTACCTGAAGAACTTGAACTCGATGAACTCGAACTTGTTGATGTTGAAGTTGTAGTTGTTGTTGAAACTGTATTTGCACTTGATGTAATCCCTGCGTTTTCTGTTGATGCTGTAGTTACTACAGTACCTGATGTTTTTAATCTTGATGCTGTAATGCTGTCAATAATTTCAACATCATCTACTGTTGCACCACTAATAAAAATTTCATCATTCTCAGTTGAAATTTCATATAAACTTCCAAATGCTTTTTCTGTTTGGTTCGGAACCAATACAAGTGTTGTAATATCCGGCGCCAAAGAATTAATAATATATGTAGACAGTTCTGTAAAACTAAACTTATCTCCAAAATCCCAAAACTCTAAACTAAAGAATTCATTAATTGCTTGGATAATTCTTAACTTAATATCATTATCATTACTAATTACTTCTGGATTCTTAACAACTTTAAATGTTGCTTGTAGATCTGGGTCTGCTTTATTACCAAATAAAATTTTGTAATTAACTGGGTGATAAATTACTTCATCACTAATTGATTTAATCTTATTAATTTCTGCACCAAAGTTCTGGAATAATTCGTCTGAACTTGGTGGTAAAGGTTTATTAGGTATTGTATCTGCCAAGTATTGTCTAAATGATTTGTCATACGTTTTAGTTAACAAGTATGTGTCAACAATGTTTGAACTACTTGGATCTAATCTGTTATTCTCATCTGCACTGTGTACATATTGGAACACAAGTTTATCTCTACCTTGATATGCTTTGTAACCTGTTTTTAATGTTAAGTTTGCATTTGCTTTATTATATACTTTAAACACATCTGCATCTGTAAAGTAAAATAATGTACCATCGTCATATTGTGATAATGCACCTGTTGATGTTTCTGATAAAAACGTTCTAATATTTTCTACGCCGGCATCTACATAATCATAGTTTGTAGATTGGTTGTTTGAAATTCTTTCTTTTAAGAAAATATATTTTGTTAAAGGATTTGTATCCTGTGCAACAAACGCATCAAACAAGTCTGGATTATCAACAACACCATCGCCATCGCTGTCAAAGAAACCTACTTCTACTTTTTTACTATTAACATATCCTTCGTCATCTCTAAACTCTTTAGTAACTTGCCAAGGATAATCAACAGTTTCAGGTAAACTTGAATCTGGTTTCTTATTGATTGACATTATGTTAATTTTATCTCTAACAATTTGTCCTGTTCTACTATCGTAAATTTTATCTGTTTCATCAAAGTAAAACTTAACTTCTTGGTTACTTTCAAAAATGTATCTAACACCTCTGTAAGTAATAGTATACTTTTCACCGTCTGTTTCAAATAACATTAACCAACTTGAATCTAAGTTCTGTCCTGATACGTCACCTGTCTTACCCATATTAAATGGATTACCAATACTTAAATTGTTATTAAGAATTACACGCCATTCTCTATCTACAGTACTGTAACGTAAACCAAATGTTTTATAAGCAAAAATTTGATCAATCATTTGCGTTGTAACATCTGTTGTTAAGTTTGTTGCAAACTTAGGTTTAATTTCATCTAATAATGCACCTGTTGGAACAACATCATTAAAGATAATAGGACCTTGTCCGTCCTCATAATTTTCAGTGCCTTTTTCATTTACTCTAATAACTTTAGTCCAAAGATATTTTGTTGCTGATGGATGATCAGCATCACCGTCCATTAACGCATGACTGTTATCTTTCATAAAATGTTTGCCTGGAGGTGCAACAAATTTAACAATAGCACCTGGTTCTAAATATTTTAGTGTGCTACCAGTAAATGCACCTACTGTTAATTTAATATCTAATGTGTCCGCAATATAACCGCTGGAGTTATTAGTTTGTTTTGCAACCTGTGTCCAGTCTGCTTGTAAATCTGCTGTTGATATTTTAGGAAACTGATTTAAGAAAAAGTTTTTAACTACACTGTCTGAAAGTAACGGTGTAACTATGTTTTGAATCTTGCCTTCTACATCTGTTTTTGTAGTAAAACTAAAACTAACTTTTTTATCAAATACATCTTTATAGATAGCGCCATCGTTACCAAAGATGTTTGTGCTTGAATATTTTCCTGTTGAATCAATCAAGTCAAAGTATCTTGAAATACCTGAACTTGTTCTATTAATACTTTTTACTTTAACTACTTCTTGGCTAACTGATCTTGGTGCAACATTATAGTCCTCACCAGTAATCATTCTGTTTTGTGTATAATATGTACTTGGAGCATTTTCTTTAATGCTCTTATTAGTTTCAGGACCACTTGCATTATCAACTGTGTATTTTAGTGAAGCAACAAATGTAAATGTTTCTGCTGTTCCTGCTCTACTTGTATATGGTACACTAATAGTTACGTTTGTTAAATCTTCAGGATTGATTGTAAACTTTGTACCAAGTCCTTTTCTAAAGTAACATCTAAAGTTTCCTTTAGGTAAATCACCAAATGTTCCGTCTGCAAATAATAAACTAATTCTGTCATCAATACGTGATTGTACAGCATACAAACTTCTGTTTGATTTGCTAACACTATTGTAGATAACATTGTTACCTTCAACTGCATCAACCTTAGTCCATAACTGTTGTTCGTTTCCGTTGCTGTCTAATCTGTAAAGCCAAACATCTGAGTTGTTAATATTTGTTGTGTCAATAGCAACTGCTTGATTAGTTGTAGGATTGTCAATGCTAAAATTACCTGTGTCCATTACACCTTGTCTAAAGTGTACAAAGTAACCTGAGTTTGAACTACCTGCGCCTTTACCATCTTCTCTGTATAAAAATCCTAAACTGTTTCCTGGTAACGGATCTTCTTCAAAAATCTTGTCAGCATCAATAGTTGCACTTGTTATTTCAAATACAATATTTTTTTCTCCTACGTTTTTATTAAAACTGTAGATAGGTAAGTTTGAGTTTGATGCATTGAAACGATATTGCTCAGTTGTAATACCTGCAATAGTTTCTTTCTTTACCGGCTTACCTACAATACTGGCTTCTGGTAAAGCCGCATTTAAAATTTTTCTAAACTGTTCTGCCCAATCAGGATTTGAAGGATCATTCCATAAAATAGTTTGTCCTGATAAGTTAACACCGTTAGTGTCATTAATTTGTTCTGTAGTTTGCACACTTTCAAATTTTAATAATCCGTTTGCCGCTTGATTACGCTTTGGATTATAAGAAAGTAAACGTGCTAAACGTAATACGCTTTCTCTACGTTCTGCTAATTCAAGGAAGTTTTCACGTGCATTTAGGTCAACACGGAATGCCATGTTTTGTCCAAGATATGCAATAAGATCAATTAGTGCAAGATACTCTGAACTTTCAATGTAATCGTTAAAGTCTTCAGGATAGTTCTCACGCAAATATGAGATCATAGTTCTACGTAAACTATCAAAATCATACGATTTGAAGTCCGCAGTTTTAAATGTTTGATATACTCGCTTCCAATCTTCAGCAAGTAATAATCTATTTTGTCTATCCGTTGTTGACATCTATTTTCCTCTTACAATGTATTTATTTAAACGAGATATC